CTCAGAGAAGGGACGGAATTTGCAAAGTTTATTTATGATTGCAATGTTACAAAAAGCCAATTAGATGAACTATATGATATTTTAGATGATATACAGGGCAAAATCGACAACGGCTTAGATGTTTCAAGTTCTGAATATGAATCACAGGTTTTAAATGTTGTGGATCATCGTAAATTGGATTATCATTTTTGTGAATCGTTTGTTAGACTGTTATGGGAAGAACAACGATATGAGGATATATTTCCAGCATTGTATAAAGACTCAAACAAGTTTAGTCATCTGTTTAAATAATTCACTTACCAACCATCAATATTCGGTGGTTGGTATTTTTTTACGCTTTTTTAAGGAGAAGAGGTTAGGAAATGAAGAAAATATTATGCTTAATTCTAATTTGCATTTTCTTGGTTGGTTGTTCCAAAGATATTTCAGACGAGAATCGTGAGCCGCGCGAAGAAATCACATATACCTACGAGGATGTGGACGCAACTATCACTTACATAGATATGCGAAAATGGTTCGCTATTTGCCCACGATGGGAGTGGGAAATAGAAGTTGAATATGATGGCATGACCTATGAAGAAGACGATTATGCGAGCGGTGGAATGAACGGACCGAGTTTTGCAGATAGCCGGGAGGGTGATTCTGTAAGAGTTGAAATAACCAATAAATACGTAAATGGGGAATTGGTAGACAGGTATATATCAGAGATTGAATAAGGAGAAAGGAACGAAAACAACGTGGAGTACACAAATCAAAAAGAAATAGATGCGCTAAATGAAAAGTTAAAAAAGATAGATGAAAATCTAAAACTTGGAAGATTTGGCGTGAATGAAAGTAATAAGGCTATAAATGCCGGTTTGACCATTGCGATAAAGGGAAATAAGAAGAAAATAGATGCTTTAAAAGATATTGGATTCGAAATTGTAGATCGATTCAAGGAACAAGATACGTGCGTAACATGGTATAGCAGTGGAAGATATAGAGGTTATAAAATGTTTGTGACTATGGAGAAGCCTTTATAGTAGGGAGAAAGGAACGAATTATGAGTACATTTGAAGAAAGAATAGCAAAGGCAGTAACAGATAAATTGAATGATGGCACAGTTGAGGAACTTGTATCTGATGCCGTGACCAAAGCACTGAAAAGTAGTATCGAAGAACAGTTCGGATGGAATGGTGATACAAGAAAGGTTATCGATGAAAAAGTAAAAGAAGTAATGACACCGACAATCGAAAGAGTAAGTTTGGATGATTATGTGGTAAAACTTGATGCAATTCTCACAGAAATTATTAACAGCACGAATTTAGTTGACAACAAGGAAATCTTAGGAAACTTCAAAAGCCTTATGACAGAGCCGGATAAAGATGTAATCAGCTTAAAAGACGTATTCGAGAAATACAAGGAATATGTCAGCAAGAATGTTGATACATCTAAACTTAAAATCTGCACAGGCGATGGACCGAGTTACCAAAATGTGGAAGTAAGAGTAAGCGTGGATATAAGAAATAGTATGTTCGGAGGAAGATTTTGCGATTTAGTTTTTAAATGTGTAGAGGATGAGAAGCTGACAAAGAAAATCCATTTATATGAATCAAGAAGTAATAGATTCCGTATCACAGGATTCAAAAGCGAACTTGATATCAATTCATTAAGATACGTAGATGAATTTGACATTTTCATGATGCGGTTAGATCGAGCATTCTGCGATATCACAGATATTATGGAGATGCACGATGATGATGTTGAGGTCGAAGCTGAACCGGAAGCATCCTGGAATTGATGGATGGAGAACGAAGATGGGATGTAAACGGATATGTATCGTAGACATAGGCATCCGGAAATGCTGTATGGAATGCAAGAAGCACGAAGAATGCAATATTCTGTGTAATGATTTAGACCAATATGAATACATGGAAGAATGCCCGGATTATGTAAAGGAGAATGAAGATGAAAATTGTAAAAGGTAAAGAACAGGAATATAAAGACTGGTATGAAAAAAACAGTGATCCATACGGTAGAGCGTGTTTTACATATGCTGAAAGATGGGCTGGAATGATGGAAGAGAAGATAAAAGCATCGGAAGATGATGAAATGAAAGTTATTGTTGATAATGCAAAGCAGCTGAGCTATGAAGCGGATAAAGAGGGAATCACAGGATTTATGTACGGAGCAGCTGTCAGTATTCTTTCTCAATGCTGGGAATACGGAGAATGCCTAAGAAAATGGCACAACAAAGAATATGGATATGACGGTGACGGTGTTGTAAATCCGGCGGTCATAACTGTTGGTTGAAAAGGAAAGCAAAGATGAATGGTAAAGACTTTATTAGAGCACTTGAAGAAGCCAGGCTAAAAATAGAGCTGTCAAATAAACGTATTTTGTTTATGCATCCGGAAGATATCGCAATACTTGATTTGGACAAGGTGAGTAGCAGTATATATCTTGTTGAAGAAAGAAGATTGGAACATGGGAAAGTAATGACGATTACCGATGAAGAATTAAAAAAGATTGTATGGGATGCAATCAAAAACAATAAAGTGAAGTATCACAGAGGAAGAAGGAGATAAAGTGAGAAGAGAATCACTGATTCATAAAATCTTGAGGAAACTCGGATTTATCAAAGACATTGATGATAGGAAATTGAAAATGGAGATGTGCGAAAGAGCAATAAAGGCAAATGTATGTCCTGAGGATTGCGATATGTGCGCATGGGATACGAAAGGTGGAGTTAGTTATGAGAATCATTAGTCAGAGCGGATTACTGGATGCGCCTTATGAACTTCTTGCAATATCCCCATATTCAAAAAATACGGCAACAATCGTTGGAACGTTTCCGGGGAATGACCTCGGCAAAGGAGATAGAGTTTATATTTTAGCTGAATATTCCAGTGAAGAGAAAGCAATCAAAGCTATGGAAATGTGCAGAGAAAAATATCAAGGCTTTTTTACAAAAGGTAATTGCATGCTTGACCATCCGAAGGTATTCCGGTTTCCAGCAGATGATGAGATTTAGAGAGCGAGGAAGAAATGAAAGAGCTAAGCGGAAAGAAAGCGATCATCAAAAAGATGATGAAAGAGGGAAAAACCTACAAGCAGATTTCAGAAGAAACTGGAATTTCCTATAGCACTATCAGCATATACGTCGGTCAAATTAGAAGGAAAGAAAGAGAAGCACATAGCTTCAACGGAGACAGACATCTTTGCATGACGTGTAAATACAGAGCATCTGACGCAAGAAAAGGCTGCGACTATATTTTAATCACTGACCATGAGCGTGGTTGTGATCCGTCGGAATGTACAAAGTATGAAAAAGGAGTGAGATATCGTGAGATTAAGACCAAAGGTAAAGGCAAGTGAGTTTATGCGGTTCGGGTTCAAGCCTTGCCGAGGACTTCCGAAAAGCGCAGAGAGTTACTATCTCTGCGTGAAGAACGGACACAGAGTGATGTTTGTGGACAGTAAGCATTTTACGGAATCTGAATGGCCGATCAAAGATGCAAGGATACACAAGAATCCAAACTGTAAATTCAGCGACAAGCGGACAGCAACCGAGATTGAGTGTGAACTGGTTGTGAATGGCTTGCTAGAAGAGGTGAGGGAATGAAAGAGAGATTAACAACATACCACTGTGGGAAAGCAGTAATTAAAGACAAGAACAAGCTATCAGAAGCTATTGAGAAGTTAGCTGAGTTTGAGGAAAAAGAAAAATGTGGAGAATGGCTTGACGCTATCGAACTTGCGAAAATTTCTATTGCGCTGCAAAGTCAGAAGTGGATTCCATGCAGCGAGAGGTTGCCGGAGGATAACACGGATGTAATTGTATGTTTTTACAGCGGAATAGTAACAGAAATGAGATATTGGGAAAATGGAAACTTTCAAGGAATCTATGAACATACGACAAAATCAATTGTTGCCTGGATGCCACTTCCGAAACCGTATAAGGAGAGTAATTGATGGAAGAATTAAAACCATGTCCTAGATGTGGAACGAAAGCATATCTTTCAAGAGATGTGGTAGACGGATTTTATTTCGGATGGTCGGCTGGCTGTCCGAGATACTGCCACTACGATGGAATACATGGAACAACAATAGATACATCCGTGGAAGATTGCTATGCGATACACGGAGCGAATTCCAAAGAGGAAGCTATTGAGATATGGAATAACCGTGTTGAGCATCTGAAAGAACTCGATCAACAGAAAGGTTGCAAGAAAATCTTCGAAGAAATACAAAAGAATCAGTTGAGATAAAGGAGAAAAAGATGGAAATTAAAGAAGCTATGGAGATATTGGAGAAAGACATACATACAGAAGTTCCGAAAGCAGCTATCAGTGCAAGAAAGCATGATGCAGCTGTGCGAATGGCTCTCGTTGCATTGAAAAAGCAGATTCCAGTAAAGCCGATTATCTTAGACGAACTGAACGGAGATATCGACTACGGATGTCCATTGTGTGGCAAACAGGTAATGTCAGATGCAGAGAGCAGAAACAACTATTGTGGCGAATGTGGTTGTAAATTTGATTGGAGTGAAATTGATGAGACCAATTGACGCAGATAAGCTTCTGAAATGTGTGGAAGCGAGTATGCTAAATAACACGCATAGAAACGGGAATGCTGCGCTTTGCCATGTTTCGGAACATAGGCATTTTATAGAGATGATTGTAGAACAGCCGACAGCGTTTGATGTGGAGAAAGTCATTGAACAGTTGAATAAAGAGTTAGAACTTGCTGATGAAGAAAAGCGCAGGTGTACAATAGAAAATATTCTGCAATTTGATGAAGCAAAAGGCTATGCGAGAGGAATGGCGTGTGCTATAGAAATTGTTAAGCGAGGTGGAAGAGATGACTGAGTTTGCAAAAAGCTTTTTAATGATGGTTGGAACAATTACGACTGCTCTTGTGCTTACATATTTTGTGTTAAAACTTGAAGAAAAATTCAAGAGTTGGAGAAAAAATGGCTGTAAATTCAAGTGTCTGTGCAAGCATGAATATGATTTCGAATCTGTAAATACATTCCGTAGAGATGCATTATTGAAATGTCGTAAATGCGGAAAGAAAAAGAGAATCAAGAATTTGAGTCATGAAGCAATAGATAAACTTTGATAGGTGGAAGAGATGAAGATTATTGGAAATAAAGAAAATGTTAATCAAATATCATTAACACATAAAGGTATAAATGCTAGATTTAATTGTTATATGAAACCATTTCCCTACTGTAATGATATTGACACATCTAATCCTGAAATAATCGAGATAATATTTAAGGATTCTTACGAAATAGACAACCTAATAGATGTATTAGAAAAATTTAAAAAAGAATGTTTTGAACATTTGGGAGAGTGGAGATAATACTATGACGAATAAAGAGAAGTACGCAAAAGAGATTGTGGAGCTTGCGTGCGATGGATATAGGGTTGCTTTCGATAAGCGTACAGACAAGATTAATTCGTGCGCTCATGTTCCTTGTAGTAAATGTTTGTTTTTTGACGGCCATGATTGTGATAAGCAAAGGAGAATGGGCAGAGACAGAGTACATCGAAAAGCCGGTGATTTCCAAAAAAGATAAAGCTTTTTTGGAGTATGTTAAAGAAGAATATAAGTGTATCGCAAGAGATAAGAACGGTGAGTTGTTTTTATACCGATTAACGCCGTATAAAGAAGAAGGCCTTCTGAATTGGATAGGGCGTAATTGTTCTTGTTTGCATCTAAAATACAATGTAGATTTTCCAATGGTCAAATGGGAAGACTCCGAGCCGTGGCTTATCGAGGATCTAAAAAAGTTGGAGGTGGTTGACAGTTATGAATAGAGAAATACTTTTTAGAGCGAAACATATTCATACAATTCCAGGTAATGAGCATCTTAATGGAACATGGGTGCATGGCTATCTTAGTGACGAGAATTATATCTACGATAAAAGCCTTGAGGGTGAATTTCTGATTGATGAAGATACCATTTGCCAGTATACAGGATTAACCGAAAAGAACGGAAAGAAAATCTTTGAGAATGATATTGTCCAAGTTGGATGGTATAACGGAACAGTTGAATACGAAGATGGATGCTTCGTGATTAAGTGGAACAATATTAAGTTTCTTAGAAAAGACTTGGGATATTGGGCGAATTTAGATGGTTTCCAAACTATTGGCAATATCTATGACAATCCCGAACTGTTAGAAGAGGAGGATGTGCATGGAACAGATTAAACTAAGCTTGAGAATCGCAAGCATTGTGGTTGGAATAATCGGTTATAGTGCGATATGGATGTGGATGATTAATAATCGACGGAACGAAAAGAGTGAACTTGCGTGGGTATTATGGAAATGCTTTCATGCAATTGTGATTGCGCTTGCGTTTCTTTGGGCTTGGTTTTAGGAGAAGATAAGGAGAATAGAAATGGCAAATATATTTAAAGTAAGTGGGTATTTTGTAGATCCGAATGGCGATGTTGATAAAGATAGTTTTGAAGCAGAATTGGAAGTGTTGGAAGATGTATTTACACAACATCTTCATATAGATGAAGCAGACATCGGAGAGTGGGACGATGAAAGTCCTTTGAATTATACTGATTGCGACCTTGCAGATTGTGAGAAATACTTTAAGAGAAAAGTTCCAGTAGATAACGATAGAAATGTTATTGCAGGACAAACATATAGACATTTCAAGGGGCATACAGTTAAGGTTTTACATATCAGCCAGGATACAGAAGCACCGGGGCAATTTTATGTGGTTTATGAATGTGAGGACGGAGCTATTTGGAGCAGACCTTATGGAATGTTCGTGAGCGAGGTTGACCACGTGAAATACCCAGATGTGAAGCAGAAATACAGATTTGAGTTAATGGAGTGATGAACAGTGAAAAGAAGTACAGAGACAAGAAGATGCCCGGCAGAGATCAAGGCGAATCTGCAACAGCATTATGGTGGAATGGCAGAAAGACCGGTAGACAAGAAAGCAAGCGAAGAGTTTAACCGTCCGGCATATCAAGCAAGGAACCTGATAAGGACACAAGGCGAGTATTTACAAGAAAATCCAAATGAATGACTGACAAGAGTTGGGATAGATATAAAAGCATGCGTGGGAGGTGGATACCATTGAGCGTGAGAGAAACATATCTGAGTGATTACGGCATCACTCATGAGCAAGGGAAGAAGATTATCGACTACTGTAGGAAAGCTACTGGGTATGAACAGATACTTCTTCTCCAAAGCTGTCAGAATGTAAAGCCGGAGATAGCAAATTTCCTCTTCATCAATCTGACAACAGGACTTGGATACGATAATATCTGCAAAAGGGAATACATTCCGATGCAGAGAAAGGATTTCCAGGGATACAGACGGAAAGTGATTGAAGAGTACAACAGATTAATGACATTACTTGGAAGACCGATAATTTAATGACATACAAATAAAAGCGGATGGCGGAAATCATTCGCTTTTATTTTATCAAAAAACACTGAAAACAGTGTTGACAATACACCGAAAATGGTGTATTATATAGTCGTAACAAAGAAGAGCACATGAAAAGGAGAACGACCATGACAGTAGAGGAGATCAGAAATTTAATCAGTGAAGCAGAATATGATTACATTGGAATCAGAGCGGATAGCAGAGATTATCAGATTGGTGAAGTGATGGATAACTCGCATCAGCTCTTCCAGGATCCTCAGTACGTAGACTTTGAATGTACAGAGTTGTTATATCCATACATTTCAGAAGGAACTTATGCTGGATTCTACGACGGTGGAGAACTTGATGGCACATGTGCGCTTGAAGTGTCTGAGAGCAATATCGAAGAAATGCTTGAAAGAGTAATGTCATATGGAAACAAATATTATTTGATCGGTGGAAACTCAATGGAATACGGAAATGACGATGACGAGATTATTATTAATGACGCAGAAGTGATTGCAAGAATATAGAGGAGAAAAATAATGAATGGAAATATATGGAAAGAAGTTCTGAAGCAACATGAAATGCTAGGTATTGAAAATATAATTCCTGTATCTCATATAAGAATAAGACCAGATATAGGAATATTATTAGATGATAATGGTAATTTTGTAGGTGCGACTATAATCAAAAACGAAAGATGTTCAATCCCATGCACCATAGACTCAGAAAGCAGAACCAATGGAATATCGCCACATCCAATACATGATAATATGAGTTATATTTGCGGAGATTATCCAAATTATGAAAAACGACACGAAGCATATATGAAACAATTACAAAGTTATACAGGAAGCGTAGATGATAATCTTGCAAAGAGCGTATATAGATACTTGGAAAAGAAAACAATCCGGCTTGATATCAAAAAATTGACAAAGCAAATAGATAACATATCAGAAGAAAAATTGATGGTTGTATTCGCAACGTTAAGTCATCGAGACACGATAAGCAAAAAATGGACAGAATACTATACATCTACGCTTGATAAAAATGGTATATGTGGAATAACAGGAGAAAAGGATCATATCCCGGATAAATATCCAAAAGGAATAAGAAATCCGTCCGATCAAGCAAAATTATTTATCGCCAATCCAAAAAAAATGGATTCAATGCCTACTAATGTGCCTGGTTATATAGCATCTCAGAAAATTATACATACGCTGCAATTTATGATATACGAGGGGAATTCTTGGGCATACCAAATACTAAAAGACAATATAGATACAATCCCGGAAACATGGAAGGAATGGGTAGAAGAATATCAAGCCAAAAATGGAATACAAAAAAAGGAGGATGGGGAGAAAAATGAATAGAACAGAAAAGGCCTGCATTAAATGTGGCAAGTCCTTTCACGGAGGTTCTGATAAATTTTATTGTGATGATTGTGCGAAAGCTTTGAAGAGTAATGTAATGCGTACAAGGACGTGTAAATTGTGCGGAGTTGAATTTCTTGGTGGTCCGCGTGCGACCTATTGCCCAGAATGTCGCAAAATTCGGCAAAAAGAAGCAAACGCAAGAGCAAGGAAAAGAGGCGGAGCTGCTCGGCCAATTGGAAGCGTGGATAAATGCGAATGGTGCGGATCTGAATATATTGTTAATTCCGGAAGGCAAAAATATTGCTCGGATGAGTGTCAAAGAGAGGCGGTACTAGAGTGGCAACGGAAACACAAAGAAGGATATAACAAGATATCTGGGCAAGACATTAAAAAAGCGCAACGCCGAAAAGAGAAAAAGAAAATCTGTGTATATTGCGGACGTGTATTCTCTAGTTCCACACCAACTAATTTGTGCTCTGAATATTGTCGAAAGAAAAATAGGCAGATCAAAGAATATCAAGCAAAAATAAAACGTGGAAAGAATGTAAATATAGGCAAGTTACTGAACGAGCAGAAAGAATACCAATCAAAAGTTGAAACTAATGAAATAGAAAAAACAATATAAAATTCAAATCTGCTACCAATTAAAAAACAGATCAGAAAGAATAGAAAGTTATTTGGGTGATTAAAATGGGAAAAATGACATATAAAATTGATGTGCTAGACATGCTAAAAAAAGAAGGGTACACGCAAACCACATTAAGAAAAGAAAAGCTAATCGGTCAAGATGCAATACAGAAAATGAGAAAAGGAGACATGATAGGGATTAACGTATTGACAACGGTATGTGAATTACTAGATATGCAACCAGGGGACATTATAGAATACACTAAATAATACAAATATGGGTACAACGGAAAATTCCTCATAAGCTACAATAGTTATAAAGACTATGTAGAATGTGAGGATTTTTCTATGTATAGAAGTACACAGAACTACGAAAATCAACAGAAGATGCTATTTGATGGTGTTGGCGAATATGGAATACCACAGATAGAACCTACATCATACAATCCGTGTGAATTTATATCATTCAACTATGCAAAAAGCTGTAAGGATAGAGCGGATCATGGAATCCATTTCTTTATTGATGATTACCAGTTCACAAGATTATGGACACAGCCTGACACCTACATCAACATGTTACAGGACTTCAAGTGTGTAATGAGTCCTGACTTTAGCACGTATACAGATTTCCCTAAAGCATTACAGTTATATAACCATTTTAGAAAGCACTGGATTGGTGCTTATATGCAGATGAACGGGATTGATGTGATACCTACAATCAGTTGGAGTGATAAGGAATCATTCTCCTGGAGTTTTGATGGTGAACCGGTTGGTGGATCTGTTGCAGTATCCAGCGTTGGTGTAATGAACAGCAAAGAGAGAAAGAAACTGTTTCTTGAGGGATACAATGAAATGATGTCAAGGCTTCAGCCGGAAACAATCATCTTTTACGGAATGATACCGGATGAGTGCCAGGGCAACATAGTAAAGATTAAATCGTTTGGAGAATCACTGACGGAAAGGAAGAAAAATGGGCGGTAGAGGTAGTTCCAGTGGAATGAGCGATAAACCATATGGAACAGAATATGAAACACTTTATCAGTCAGGAAACATTAAATTTGTCAGATATAAAAACGGAGCAGCAACAACACCAGCAGAGACAATGACAAATGGCCGTGTATATGTTACTGTCAATGCTCGGGACAAAATTAAAAGCATAACTTATTACGATAAACATAATAAGCATTTTAAACAAATTGATATCGGACATGAACATAAAGTTAATGGTGAAAAGAAAGATCCACATACTCACAAAGGATATATGCATGATGAAAAAGGAACATATGATGTGAGCCCAAAGGAAAGAAAAATGATTGATAGAGTAAAAAAGGCGTGGTACTATCATAATAACAGGGAGTAGTTTAGGAAGGAGAACACGTAGAAATACGAGGCTCCGGTGGTCAATCCGGACACCTGTTGAGGGAATCCTAGAAATAGGGTTCCCTTTTTGCCTAGAAAACAGATTATTATTTTTACGTAATTAAATAGAAAATATTAAGGTAGTCCTAATGGGCTGTCTTTTTCATGTGCAAAAATTCATAAATATGGGTACAACGAAAAGATTTTACATAGGTACAATGATATAAGAGACATTGTATCATGTGTGGAATCTTTTTTATTTTGGAGGTAGAAAGGTGAATCTCAATAGAATATCCAAGAAGCTACAGAGAGCAATCTTGCAGACAGGCTTGATTATAAAGTACAGTCAGAGACAATTCTATTCAGCTGAACAGAACAGACTCATTAACATCTATATACTATCTACTCCGGTGCTAGGAAGAGACAGGCATGGAGAATGGAAAGAGAAAGATCTGGAACTGATCAGAACAACATCACAGCTTGAGATGGTGAATTGTCTGAAAGATATATGGGATGAGGTGAAACCATGAGGATTTCCAACAGAGAAATAACAGATGAATGCACGCACTGTGGGAACATCTTGCAGTGTGAACTATTCCGTCAAGGACATGGGATACATACAGAGAGGACGAATGTACTACAGATGATTAAGTGTCAAATGGAACACAGGGAGAAAAGAGACAGTAAAGAAAAGGGTGGTGGTTAAATGTGCCTAAGGATAAGCTAACACCTAAGCAGAAAAAGTTCTGTGATGAGTACCTGAAACTGGGGAACGCAACACAGGCAGCAAAGAATGCCGGATATAGTGAAAAGACAGCAATGAGCATGGGCGGTGAGAACCTTCGCAAACCACAGATTCTCGACTATATCAACGCTAGACAGGAGCAAATCGCAAGTAAAGACATAGCAGATATTGAGGAAATCATGAAGTATCTAACTGATGTCATGCGAGGGAAAATCAAAGATCAGTTCGACCTAGATGCATCATTGTCTGAACGAACCAAAGCAGCACAGGAACTTCTGAAACGTAATGTTGACGATAGGAAGATGAACCTTGAGCTTGCAAAACTGGAAGCACAGTTCAAAGACAATGGATCTGATGAAGATGCAAAAGACAACTTCATGGATGCGCTGAATTCCACAGCGAGTGAGGTGTGGACAGATGATGACTAACTTTGAGGAGAGATTAGCTTCTGTCCGGCAAGGAATTATGAAACGTGCTGCTGCCATGAAAGAGAAAGCTAAGAAACAGGGATTTGAGTTCAAGCCTTTCTCAAGAAAGCAGAAACAGGTGCTGACATGGTGGTGTCCTAGCAGTCCGGTAAAGGACAAAGATGGAATCATAGCGGACGGAGCAATCCGAAGTGGTAAGACACTGTGCATGTCACTGTCCTACGTGCTGTGGGCAATGGAAAGTTTCAACCAACAGAACTTCGGTATGGCTGGAAAGACAATCGGATCATTCCGAAGAAATGTACTCTTCTGGCTGAAGCTGATGCTGAAAAGCCGAGGATATCAAGTTGTGGATCATCGGTCAGACAACCTAATCGTGGTCAGCAAGGGAGATACACAGAACTTCTTCTACATCTTCGGCGGTAAGGATGAAAGGTCACAGGACTTGATTCAGGGTATCACTCTTGCCGGTATGTTCTTCGATGAGGTTGCTCTTATGCCAGAGTCATTCGTCAACCAGGCAACAGGACGATGCTCCGTTACCGGTTCTAAGTTCTGGTTCAACTGCAACCCGGACAACCCTCGGCACTGGTTCAAGGTCAACTGGATAGATAAGTGTGAAGAGAAGCACATCATCTATCTGCATTTCACGATGGACGATAACCTGTCACTCTCCGAGAAGATTAAAGAACGATACAGAAGTATGTATGTAGGTGTGTTCTTCAAGCGTTATATCTTAGGATTGTGGTGCGTGGCTGAAGGACTTGTCTATTCAATGTTCGATGAAGAAAAGCACGTTACCGATGAACACATGAGTGGCGCACTGGAATATGTCGTGTCAATCGACTACGGCACGGCCAATCCTTTCTCAGCCGGTTTGTGGGCATTCGATGGAAAGAACTCGCAGCGTGAAGCAGAACTGTACTACAACAGTAGAGAAGTCGGCAAGCGTGTAGATGATGAAGCCTATTACAAGATGCTGAAAGAACTGATCGGAGACAGAAAGGTATCCTGTATCATCATAGATCCATCTGCTGCATCGTTCATTGAGGTAATCAAGAAGTACGGAGAGTACACGGTGAAGAAAGCTGACAATGATGTACTGGACGGAATCCGAGTAGTTACAACGATGCTGAATAAAGGACTCCTAAAGATATACAAGGATTGCACAAGCTGTATCAATGAGTTCGGATTGTACTGTTGGGATGAGGAAAAGAACAATGATACGGTTATCAAAGAGAATGACCATGCGATGGATGATACAAGATATTATGTCTACACATTCTTGCGTAGGCGGTTGAGGTGGAAATACTAATGGGACTAATACAAAAAATTAAGGCGGTATTTAACAGAATGTTTGGAGTAAACGAAGTAAGAGATATATTTGGAATTGAGGCTAGTCGCTCTTCTGAAATGCAGACTGCCTTAGATTTGTATAAGGGCATGAGATCAGGACTGCCGACATGGTGCATGGACGGAACAATCAAACCGACAAGGTTCTCTAATGTCATTTGCCGGGAGATTGCAAACCTTACACTGTTCAATGTCAATGTTGAGATTGATGGTAACGATGCGCTCAAGAAGAAATTTGATGAAGTGTTGAACGTGTTACAGGAGAAACAGGAAGAGAGCTGTTCTACTTGCGGAATGATGATTAAGTCAGACGGACAAGGAATTGAGTTCCTAGATCCTGACTATTTCATCATCACGGATACTAACACAAACGGCGATGTACTTGCAGCAGTGTTCTTCTCGTACATCAAAAAGGGAAACAGGTACTACACAAAAGCAGAATATCACAGATTTGAGGATGTGAATGGTGAAAGAGTCTATAAGATTTCATCAAAAGCATTCAAGAGTGAAGATAAGAACCGTATCGGCTCGGAAATCTCACTGGAAAAAGTAGATGAGTGGAAAGACATACTTCCGGAAGTGGAAGTAAGAGGATTGGAATATCCGCTGTTCGTGTATTGGAGAAATCCTTATGCGAATGCGATTGATAAGGAATCTCCTCTTACAGTGCCAGTGTTCGCTGAATGTATTGAAGAGTTAAGATGGCTTGACATCACGCTAAACAAGATGGGTGACGAACAGGAAGATAGTCAGCACATCACATTCGTGTCACAGTCAGCAATTCAGTATGCAAGCCAGAACGGAATCAAACTTCCTAGATTCGTCCGAGGAATTGAAATGGGAATTGATGCAGACAGCACGATTCAAGAACACGTACCGACAATGTTGGTAGCTGAAAGAACTGCTGCCATCAACTTCTATCTGTCTATCATCGGATACAAGTGCGGATTCTCAAATGGTTACTTCTCGTTTGACGAGACCAGAGGAATTCAGACAGCAACACAGGTTGAATCGGATGATAGAAGAACGCTACATACAATTGAAGCATTCAGAACAATCCTTGATGGAAAGAACCATGATGGAGTTATCCACAGAATCTTATACATTCTCTACGCTACTGGAACAGCTAATGGAACGATCACGGCATCCGGATATCAGACGGCATGTGAATTTGAAGATCTTGTGTACAACCTTGAAGATGATCGTGCTCGTTGGTGGAATTATGTAGTACAGGGAAAAGTACCGGCATGGATGTACTTCGTGAAGTTTGAAGGGATGACAGAGCCAGAAGCGAAAGCAATGATTGAAGAAGCCAGTGACAAAGGTGAAACTCTCTTTGATAAATTCCAAGATGAGTAAATTATGGGGACAATGAAAGCAAGCGAATACGGTACTATGTACTTGAGGACGAAAAGTTCATTCGTTTTTCATTCCTTGACAGTGCAATGTACAGCACTATAAATATTGCTACTAACCGTCAGATGGCGGTTAAGGCTTGTTCCTTAGTAGGACGCAGACTCGGAGCATAACCGGGACAGGCCTATTCCCGGTTTCTTGTCATCTCCCCGGGAACACCTAAAATAATGCATCGAGCGGTTTTTCTTGGTTCACGCTCGATGCTTAAGCTATCATAGCTCAAATGGATAGAGCAGTTGATTACGAATCAACAGGTTTTCGGTTCGAATCCGAACGGTAGCTCTCTCCGAGTTTCGGAGAAAAAACTTTTTCATAACTTTTCCTTACTACAGTGTAGTTGGAAGCCGTATAGCTTAATGGTAAAGCGTTCATTCTACCCCTACCAAAGTGAAAGATTGAGGTTCGAATCCTTATACGGCTATTTTCAAATATGATTACCTCGGTGAAGAGTGATTTTTCAGTCATGCCGAGATGCAATGGTGACGAGATAGGCTTGTTCGAGATATTGGATAAGCTGATTCTTTCCACTGGGAGTGATTCTGGTGGTGGAGATGGAAACCATCAACAATGCCTTGCAGTGTATCATCATAGAGAAGTTAAATGCAGAATCCTTGTGGTCAGTGATTAATAGACGTCTGCGGTGCAGAAATAATCCAGTGATGTGAGTGGTGTGAGAGACTACGGACTAACTGGAAATTCTCAAATAAGCTGATTTGCCTTAAATCTGAGAGATTGGAGTATAACACAAGAGGTTCGTTAAAGTAGCGGTATGGCAAGTTCTTGAATAAGCAATTTCGATATGAGCAATGCAAAGGGTGCAAAATAGGCGAAAACATAATCTGGAAGAACCGTGAAATTTATGGGCATCAATCCCATGCGTGCTTAGAAAGTGGTAGGAAGCCAAGAGTCGCTCTCAGAAGCTCAGACCTATCATCACAGTGGCAGAATATGACTTTTACCATGATTGAATAAGGTGAAGACCTAATTGTGTTTGAAAAAATGTAACAGACGGATTTTAGCTGCGGAGTTCCGTCAAAGATTTAATATTCACATTTTTGCACGATAGTCACAGTGTTATTACAATGTTTACTATTATCTTCTTCGTACTGTCAAAGAAGCGTAGCAGAGGTGGTTTGATTACTGTCCACCTGCTAACGGAACGTAGCTCAGTGGTAGAGCAACTGGATTATATCCAGCGTGTCGGAGGTTCGATACCTCCCGTTCCGATTTAATGACGTATAGCTCAATGGCAGAGCATCCGGCCGTTAACCGGAGGGTTGCCGGTTCAAGTCCGGCTATGTCAGTTTTTTTAATTGAAAGGAGAAATGAACGATGACATTTAAAGAAGCATTTGAAGCAATGAAACATGGAGCAAAAGTAAAACTTCCGGGATGGAACGGTTACTGGTGTTGGGATGACGAAAAACAGACAATCATGATTCATTGCAGACCTAAAGATTCTGATGCAGGACAGGGAGATGTTCTGGATATCCGTGAAACGCAGAGGGTGGAATATACTTTCATGCACACACAGAGAGACGATTGGATGATTGCTGATGAAGAGAATTGTGGTGTTCTCGGCGGTCAGTCAACATTTGGCTTTGATGATGCTATCCGTTATCTGAAAAGAGGACTTAAGGTAGCTCGTAAAGGTTGGAATGGTAAAGGAATCTATCTGGAAATGTATTCGCCAGAAGTCAATCTTGAAACTATTGCAGAAGCAGTGCATAACGCATGGTGGGAAGAAAAGAAAAAACAGGGAGTTACAGATCACCCGGATATGATTCCGTATTCCGAACTAAGTGAAGAAGTGAAAGAATACGACAGAGTTACAGCAAGAACAACTATTGAAGCATTCAATTATATGACGCATTCGTTCATATATATCAACACTACTGGATTACAGACAGAAAATCCTTATGCGCCTAAAAATAAAGTGCCGTGGACACCGTCTCAGACAGATATGCTTGCGGAAGACTGGATGTTTGCGGAGTAGCAAAAAATGATAACTAAAGTACCTAATCCGTTAAAAGCTTATGTTGAGAAAACAGGGCAGAAAGTAACCGGACTTCTTGAATTTCATTCTGTATGTGGTAACAAAATAGATGGATTTATTCCGGAATTTCAAGTAAATCAACTGGGAGTAATACCGTTTTCCGGCTTCTCAAATATAACTGTCGGCAATATTACATTCAGTGCTTATTGCGGTGACGGCTCGTTTATAGGTAAAGAACCGATAACAGCGGAGGTACTTTATGAATTTAGCAAAAATCTTCGATTTGGTGAAATGCAGTCGTAACAGTATCCCGTGTAATGCTGATATATTGACGATTGAAGATGCAAAGGAAATTGTTGAAGAATGGCAACCATATTGCTATATACCCCTTTTGATTGTTGACTTATGGAAGAACGAGGAGAATACGATGAAGATATGTGATGTTGTAAGGCTGTGTAAGACCTATGGAGAGAATACAACTTTAGCAGAATTGCAAAAAGAAATACAGGGAAATAAAATCCATAAATGTCCAAAGTGTAGTGGGACTGGAAAAATCACAAAGAAGCGCAATAGAGCTCAGTACTGGGAATGTTGCGATGATTACGAGTATTACGATGTGGAATGCGACCTTTGCAACGGACAAGGATATACAGAACATATGTATAAACCTAAAATGATTCAAGATGGATGGGAACAGGAGAATTAATCATGATTATCACAGGAATGGATCACTTTCAGAGTGTATGTAAAAAGAAACTTGTTGAATGGTATCAGAAGAATAGACCGGAGACACCAATTGATTTAAGCAATGTGTTTGTAGTTTGGACATGTAAGACATTGCAGAATTATAAATGCCTTGCTTCAACCGATAGCAGCGGTGATGGTATCTATGCAGAGTACACATACAATGGTGACAAACAGGAGTTGTATGAAGATGTGTACAGAAAAATTACAAACACCTGTCATACAGAGGAATAAACAAGGCGGTGACAATATGGCGGTATCAACTATGAATATTCTTATCATTTGCGTAACAATTTTGCTTTTTGCAATCATTACAAAGAATGATAAAAATGACAAAGATGGTGAGAAATAATGCTAACACCTGAATACTTACAAAGAATAACAGAAGGGGCGGAGGAGATATCTTCGTCCCTTCATCGCACTATTATGGACATGATCATCGAGAGAATCATGAAGAGACTCGGCAGAGGTGAGGACTATCTGCTGACACAGACAGACCGATGGCAGATACAAGTGCTTCAAGAGTCTGGTGAACTGCTAGAGGATATCCAGAAGGAAATAGCGGACAAGACAAAGTTACAGCAGAAAGAAATCAAGGATGCTTTCATTGATGCTGGTATCACTTCGTTGAAATGGGATGATGCTGTGTATATTGCAGCCGGACTCACTCCAACAGCACTGATGCAATCTCCAACCATGCTCAGGATCCTTGAGAGAGATTACCTTGCTACTGCCGGAGAATGGAACAACTTCACACGAACCACAGCACTGGATGCACAGAGGACTTTCATCAATCAGATGGACAATGCCTACCATCTTGTGTCTACCGGTGCTGTATCGTACACACAAGCGGTCAGAGATGTAATTAACAATATCACAGAAGTAGGACTCAAAGTGAACTATCCTACTGGGTACAGAATGAGCATTGAGTCAGCAACGATGATGATCGTGAGGACAGGAGTGGGACAAGCAGCTGCCGACATCTCTATGAAGAGAATGGAAGAAATGAACTGGGATACCGTTCTTGTGTCTGCTCACTTAGGAGCACGTACCGGCAACGGTGGAATGAATCCTGGCAATCACTTGTGGTGGCAAGGACGATTCTACTCACGAAGTGGAAAGGATAAGAGATTCCCGGACTTCGTTAAGACCACAGGATTCGGAACTGGTGAAGGACTCTGCGGATGGAACTGCCGGCATTCTTTCGGAAGTGGTGACGGAGTAAATAATCCTTATGATGACAAGAAGATTAACTTTGCTGACAACCATAAGGTTGAGGAATTGCAGAAGAAACAGAGAGTACAGGAGCGTAGGATCCGTGACACCAAGCGGAAGATACAGAACTTGCAGACAGCTGTTGATAACTGTAAGGATGATAAGGCAAGGTTTGAATTGCAGAACATGCTAGACCGAAAGGCTCACACACTGAAGCTTCAGAACAAGCGGTACAGTGCATTTTGTGAAGAGAATGACTTGAGAGAGTATGCAGAACGATTGAAAGTCGCACAGTGGGACAGAAAGCAAGCTATGAAGAGTGCAGCTGCTGCCAGAAGATACGAAAGTGCGAAAAAGAGTTAAAGATGGGTACAACGAAGTAATCAAAAACATCCATAATGGATATTGGGTGAAGATTATATCATATTTTTGCACCTCCTTTTTAAAAAATAGCCTACTAGGGGAATCCTGTTAAGAGGTATCGCACATCTCGGTAGGCTTTGCTCCTAATGGAGCTGGGGACAGATGTGAATCTGCCTTTCTATAGCATCTGTTCTTGCGTGGTAATGGCTATGAGGGTTCGACTCCCTCAACCACGATTACCCTGACAGAGGTTTATCTGTCTGAATCCCTACCGTGGACGAAACGGTTAATAAAATACGTTGAGGAGGATATGAAACATGAAAAACATTATTCAGATTCTTTCCGATGCTGGTCTTGAGATTACAGATGAGCAGAAGAAAACAATCGAAACCGGTGTGAATGAGAATTACAAGACTCTTGCCGAGTTTGAGAAACAGGGAAGAAAGCTTGATACAGTCACACAGGAAAGAGACAACATTCAAACACAGTATGACACAGCCAAGTCTACACTTGAAGGATTTGAGGGCAAAGACTTTGATGCTATCACAAAAGAACGTGATGAGTGGAAAACCAAAGCAGAGACCGCAGAGAAAGAGTGGCAGACAAAACTTGCGGACAGCGAGAAAGATTATGCAGCAAAGATTGAAGAGAGAGACTTCAATGATGCACTGATTAAGGCACTGTCAGGTGAGAAATTCACATCTGAGTTTGCTAAGACAGGAATTATCAGCATGATCAAAGAGAAAGGGCTGAAACGTGAAGGTGAAAAAATCCTCGGACTCGATGATTACATGAACGAGCTGAGAGAGTCACAGAAAGATGCATTTGCTCCAACAGATGCTCCGAATGTGCCAACTTTCACAGCACCTACAAACAAAGGTGGAGGAGACGGCAAGGATCCAGTGTACACACCACCGGCAGTATGGTAGTCATGCGATAGAACGGTTATCAATCAGAGATAATCGTTGACCTTAAAAAGTTAAAGGAGAATACAAACATGGCAGATACAAGAATTCAGTCATTAAACATGCTTCTCGATCCATCTGGAAAGATGTTCCTTGCAGAGGAATACGGAAAGGTAATCGAGAACGTACAGAAACTTACAATTTCCGGAGCAATGAAGAACACAGAGCTTTCTGGTGATCCTCACGCCGGAACAGTAGAAGCAAAGAGATTTGCAAACGCAACACCGAAGAACTACGGAACAGCTAGAACAGCTGCAAAGGGTGACGGTGTTAAAGGTAAACCGGTAACAATTCCAATCGATCAGGACAGAGAGATCGTAGAAGAAGTAGAGCAGAAAGATGTTTCTCAGCTTGGGGTTGAAGGACTTATTGCTAAGAGAACAGCAAACCATGCGCTTAGAATGGCAGCAGAGCTTGATACAAAGTTCTTCGAAGTAGCTGGTACAGATGCTACAGAAGTAGATCTGACAGGAATCACAGCAATTGAAGAGATTGCAGAGAAAATGATTCAGCAGTGCGAGACAACAAAGAATGAGTACGTGGACGGAGTTCCAAGATCAATGATGCACATGGTACTGGATCCGGACTACTACGGAAAAATCAGAACATACCTTGACAAGGTAACAGTTCCTGGTGTTGGAGCAGCTGACGAAGAGTTCTACGCTTTCCACGGTGTTAAGACATACTCTTGCGTACATCTTCCAACAGATGTTAAGGCTCTCGTAATGGTTGACGGTGCAATCGCGCAGCCAGTAATGTCAGATCCTTACAATGCAGAGAAGATTCCACTGTCAAACGCTTACGGAATCGAACTGTTCTATCACTTCGGAACAAAATCTGTTACACCGGACCTTATCTTCAAAAATAAGAAAATTGGTGGTTGATTAAGATGAAGTTCTTGGACAAAGAGACAGGATTGTATCTTTCTACTGACAATGCCGATAGTATTGCCAGTATGAAGAGCAACCCTAACAAATACGAAGAAGTAGCAGAAAAGCCACAGAAGAAACAGCAGACAAGAAAAAAAGCTGAGTAAGGAGATTCACATGGCATACACAGACTATCAGTTCTATACAACTAAATATTTTGGAGATGCCGTGACAGAGGAAGAGTTTCCTAAGTATGCAGAACGAGCAAGCGAACGTGTAGACAGCATCACCTTTGACCGATTAGCCGATGGTCTTCCAGAAGATGAGAAAGCTAATACAAAGGTTCAGAAAGCTGTCTGCGCGGTTGCTGAAGCACTGCATCAGATTGACTCGATCAGAAAAGCATCAATGGATACGGTCGGAGTGGTAAAACACGAAGACGGTTCTGTGAGTAAGAAGCAAGTAGCATCCATTACGTCAGGTGCTGAAAGCATTAGTTTCGTCACTGGGACTAACGGAACAGCAGATAGCATCTATGCACGAGCGTCGATGGATAAGAAAGTGGAAGCTCTTCTGATCAGACAGGTAGCTTCTGAATATCTGCAAGGTGTTGTGGATAAGAAAGGAGTGTGCCTTCTCTATGCTGGTATTTAGATGGCTCAAGCGGTTGACATGCCGACACGAAAAATTAACATATTCTTCAACTTTCCTTGATGAGATTGCTCCTAATGAGTACAAGACTCATCATGTGTGGAAGTGTAAGGAATGTGGAAAAGAATTTTATTAAGGAGGGGATACTGATGTATGACAAGACTGTGACTGTATTCAACAAATACACTGACAAGAATGATGCCATATATTGGTATCCTCATGTTATATCTGGAGTCACACTTATAACGGACAAGGCAGCCAACATTGCCAAAACTGGCTTGGATACGGCTGATACAGCTAATCTTCATGTGCCGTTTAAGGTACGTGAGGGAGAAAGGGTGGTGTGCAATCTTTCCTATCTCACTCCGAAAGTGTGGAAAACTGCGGAAAACAAAGAGAATTCCATCACATTTTCGACAGGTGACATCTTCATGGAAGGCAAATATCCGGAAACGGTAATTGCCGATGAAGACTATACGTCACGTACCAACAAAGGATTTTACGATTATCTGAACAAGAAGATGGATAACGTCTTCCTAATCACAAGTGTAGGCTCTTACACGCTGATTCCTCATTTCGAGATTGGTGGTAAGTAATATGAGTAAGACATTTCATTTTCCAAGCTTTTCGATGGTAGCCGGTGACATCACAGTGAACATTAGCTTGAACAGATTTGAAAAGCAGTTCCAGGAAGCACAGAACTGGTTAGACGGTCAAGTGTTCACTGATATGGAAAAGTATATGCCTTTTCGTGATGGCAACATGAGAAACGTGTCTGCAATTATGAGCAGATCCATGCAAGGCAGTGGACGGGTTATTGCCGGTGCTCCACCCTACGGACGATTCCTCTATGAAGGAAAAGTCATGGTGGATCCTGTCACAGGTTCACCGTGGGCAAGAGCTGGAGCGAAGAAAGTAGTAACAGACAGAGACCTTGTATTTGATAAGACAGCACATCCTAGAGCAACAGACCATTGGTTTGATGTTGCGAAGACAGAGGATGTGAAGTCTTTGGTGAAAGGAGTGAAACGAATTGCCGGAGGAAAGTAAGAAACCGGTCATGTACGATGTAGACGGTTACGAAGCTGTAACTGATGCACTCGTTTCTCTTCTCGATAGTTTTCCAGGATTAGAGGAAGACGAAAAGATAAGATTCTCCACACTAGATGAAGATGGCGGTATTGCCTTCTATCCAGTGACAGGAGCGGTGATTGTACTGGAAAAGAAGAGTGTAACTGGCAAAGTAGACCAGTTGTGCAACTATCCTTTTTATGTGATCTACCGGTCTTCAATCGACTCTCCAAAGATTAAGGCCAGTATCAAAGAATTCCTTGACACTCTTGGAAAGTGGCTTGAACAGCAGACGGTTGTAATAAATGGAGAACAAGTAAAGCTGGAAGAATATCCAGTGCTTACAGAAGAGAGAAAAATAGAGGAGATCATAAGGCTTACACCGGCTCACTTAGATAATGTGAGTGATGGTAATGTCCAAGACTGGGCAATCAGTATCTCCTTGAAATACAGAAACATATTCTACAAGAAATAACGGAGGATAACAATCATGGCTAAATTAGAGCGTGAAGCATTAATGCACTATCTTGATTCAACATTCAAGAAGGCAGCAGATACAGCAGACTGGGTGATTCTCGGTGATGATATCGAGGAAATGTCTGTAGAACTGAATCCTGATACAGAACAGAAGAAAAACATTCTCGGTAACACAAAGACGACTGACAATGGATACACACCTTCCATGTCAGCTGATCCATTCTATGCGGATCCGTCTTCTAAACTGTACACAAAGCTTAGAGATATCGCATTGAACAGACAGAAGGGAGATGAGTGTAGAACACTTATGCTTGAGGTTATTGTAGAGGATACAGTGGCAGAGAAGCACCTTGCTTATGTACAGGAAGTAATGGTTAAACCACAGTCCTACGGTGGAGACACAGCAGGAATCAACATTCCATTCGATGTATCTGATGATGGAAAGAGAACAAAAGGCTATGTTACGGCTGCTTCTCTTAAGACAGGTAAACCAGAGTTCACAGAGGGAGAAATCGTAGCAGCTTGAACTGAAGAACTTTCAGTATACGATGAAGAGCATAAAGAAGTATTAGGCTTAGAGCAGAAAGGACAATACGATGGCAAACAAATTAGTTAAACCAATTGGAAACAAGATCGTAGTTGATGATGGTAGCAAAGTCTACACGATTGAGAACAAAAGAGGAAAGGTACTCGGCAAGTTCGAGTTTAGACCTACAGATACAAATATCGTGAAGAGATATGAAGAAGTAGTTGACTTCTACAACTCTTATCAGCTGCCGGAGAATCCTACTGAAACGGATATGAGAACAGCAGAAGAAGAAATCATGAACAGAATCTCCTATCTCGTTGGAGCGGATGCAAAAGAAGCTTTCTTTTCCATTCTCGGAGCATTTTCCCCTCTTGCGAACGGAGAGTTGTTCGTTGAGAACGTGCTTTCATCCATTGCAAAAGTAATCGAACGCGAAATAAACACACGTACAAAAAAGGTACAGAGTCGCATGAATAAGTATGTGGCCAAGTACCACAACTAATATGGATCCGTGGAAACTTCCCACATCTTTAGAAGTCAATGGAAAAGAATATTCGATACGCTCTGATTTTAGAGTGATATTGGATATTCTTTCTGCTATGAATGATCCTGAAATCTTTGAGTTCGGAATGACAGAGGAAGAGAAGGGCCAGGAGAAAGTATTCACAATGCTTAGAATCCTCTATATTGACTTTGACTCTATGTCACCTAAGGACTGGCAAGAAGCATCAAGAAAAGCGTGTGAATTCATCGACTGCGGTATCAAGAATGATGGCAAACCTAGACCTAGGACAATGGACTGGGAACAGGATGCACCAATCATTATACCGGCTGTGAATAAGGTAAATAACGCTGATGTGCGTGCCACAGAGTATATGCACTGGTGGACATTCTTCGGACTCTATATGGAAATCGGAGAAAGCACATTTTCAACAGTAGTCAGCATCCGAGACAAGAAAAGGAAAGGTAAGAAGTTAGAGAAGTGGGAACAGGAATACTACAAAAATAATAAGTCTATTGTGGACTTGCATCTGAAGAGCACGCAGAGAAGTGATGCTGAGAAAGCTGAACTTCGTGAACTCTTCGGATTGAATAAATAACCGGATATCAATAGAGATATTCGCTGACCGCAGACAATTAGCGGTGGAAAGGATTAGAAATGGCACAAGCCGACGGCTATATCATAATTGACACAGAGATTAACGCTGACGGCATGAAAGCCGGAAGCAAAGAAGTTGAAGCAGCTGTCAGAAGAATGGCAAATTCCGTTAATGATATGGGGAACAAAGCTAAGACAGCTTTCAACAAACAAGCGGATGCATTCGCCAAGTTAAACAATGAATATGCTGCACAGGAGCAGAAAGTATCTGAACTGAAGAAAAAGATTGCTGAGTACGGTGAGCAGAAAGTACCAACAGATGAATACAGAGAGATACAAACACAGATTTCACAGGCTACTCAGAAACTGAATTCGCTGAAAGCTGCACAGGATAAATTTCTTTCTACTGGAGGAAAGCAGAGTAGTTCATCTTTCAAGAAGATGCAGTATGACATAGAAGAGCTTGAGAATGAAATCAAATATGCAAAAGCAGAATTAGCTGACTTAGAAGCGTCAGGTGGGGCATTTACGCTTGGATCAAAGACACAGGAAGCAGCAGCCAGCATGCGTACATTGCAAGCAGAAGAGAGAAAGCTTGCGGACATGAATAACAGACTTCACACATCGTACAATTCTGTAAAAGGAAGTGTGGACGAATACAAGCAGAAGTTGATGAGTGCAGCACCGGCACAGCAGAAGTTAGCAAGCGCAAGTGAGAAGGCATCAAAGTCTATTGCGAAAACTGGAAAAGCTGCGAACAGTGCGAGGTTCGGCATTGGAAGAATGCTTAAGATGTCCTTATTAATGAGCATAGCATTCAGAGCGTTTTCGGCTGCAATTAGTGCTATCAAGGACGGGTTCACAAACCTTGCACAGTACTCAAGTAGCACGAACAACAGTATATCAATGTTGTGGGGAAGTCTTGAGACGCTTAAGAACAGCCTTGCGACAGCGTTTGCACCGATTCTTAGTGTAGTAGCACCTATTCTTAGCAAGTTCATCGATATGCTTTCAACAGCTGCAAGTTATGTAAGTATGTTCTTCTCATTCTTGTCCGGAAAGAGTACGTACACGAAGGCAATCGCAGTACAGAAAGATTATGCCGGAAGCCTTAAGGATACGGCAAGCGGTGCGAAAGATGCAGCGGACGGAACAAAAGAAGCTACGGAAGCTGCGGAAGAGTACTTATCGCCACTTGATGATATCAATAAAATGGATAAGCAAGACTCAGGAAACGGTTCTGGTGGATCCGGTGGTGGTGGAGGTGGTGCCGGTGGCGGTAGTGGTTCCGGACCATTGTTCGAAGAAGTACCGATTGACAATAAGTTTGCATCCTTGCTTGAATCCGTACTGGACAAGTTGAAGCAGATCAGAGATATCTTCATGAGTGGATTCTGGGATGGACTCGGAGATTACAAGCCACTGATCGAAGAACTCAAGAAGGACTTAAATTCTATCAGTGGATACATCAGAGACATATTTACTGATAAAGATGTTCAAGCAGCAGCGAAGAATTTTGCTAGAAAATTCATTTACAATCTAGGGAAGATTGCCGGAGCATTTGTGAGCATAGGGCTGACCATAGCAGTGAATATAGTAGGTGGAATCGAAAGCTATCTTGCCGAGAATGTAGACAGGATAAAACGTTATCTTACCAGAATGTTTGATATAGGTGCTGAAATCATGGATTTGATTGGCACTCTTGCAGCTACAATCGCAGAAATTTTTGCTCAGACATTCGGTTCGCAGACAGCGCAGAATATCACTGGAAATATTATAGGAATATTCGCCACAGCGTTTGGATTAGTCACTGAATTAGTAGCATCTTTCGCAAGAGATTTGATTAATTTTATCGTACAGCCGATTGTCGATAATAAACAAAAAATTATTACTGCAATCAGTGGACTACTTGCTCCGATTGAAACGATAACACAAGGAATAGAGACTTTCCTTCATAATGTTGCAGATAGTGTGATGAATTTATACGACAACCACATTGCTCCATTCTTCCAAAAACTGACGAATGGATTCAGCATGATCGTTGGAGCTTTGCTTAATGTATTCAATAATTACATTGCGCCAGTGCTTTCGAATATTGCAACACTAGTATCAGAAGTTCTGAATGGTCCGGTCAGTGATGCCATAGGACAGGCACTCACATTAATCGGAAAAGTGATAGATATTATTGGCATTTTATGGGAAAGCATTCTTGCGCCATTCATAAGCTGGCTGATAGAAACAATCATACCTGTTTTAGCTCCTATATTTGAGTGGCTTGCTACGACATTTATCAATTTGTTCGGAACAGTAGCGCAGATTACAGCTGGAATCCTTGAAGTACTGAATGGCTTCTTAGATTTCTTCAAAGGAGTATTTACTGACGATACCACACTTGTAACCGAGGGATTAAAAGCTATCGCAGAAGGATTGAAAGAAGCAATTGTTGCAGTATTCACATTTATCAAGGATAATATCCTGACGCCATTCAGCGACTTCCTTGAAAAAGTATTCCGCGTGAATTTCGAAAAGACATTCGGATTGGTCGGAATGTACATGGAATCTTGGGGAAAAACACTGAAAGATATTGTTAATTCCGTGAAACAAGTATTCCAGGGAATTATTGATTTCGTTACTGGCGTCTTCAGCTCGAATTGGAGTCAAGCATGGAACGGAGTGAAAGAAATCTTCAGTGGAGTATGGGGAGCTTTTGCTGGTATTGTGAAATCTCCGATTAATGCAATCATTGGATTCATCAACCAGTTACTCTATGCAGTGGAACGCATGCAGCATGGAATTGCAAATGCATTAAATGCGATTTCGATTGATCTTCCTGGGTGGGTACAGGATTTAACCGGATATTCTTCTTTCGGATTCAACATTGGATATATTTCAACTCCACGGATTCCGTATTTAGCACAAGGAGCAGTTATCCCGCCGAACAAAGAGTTCATGGCAGTGCTTGGTGACCAGAAGAGTGGTAACAACATCGAAGCACCTGAAAGCCTTATACGCAAGATTGTAAGAGAAGAGACCGGAAACAACTCACGCAAGATTGAAGTACCGGTATATCTGAACCGTAGACAGATTGCGAAGGCTGTACTTGAAGAAGGAAAGAACATGAGAACACAGACGGGAAGAAATCCGTTTGAAATGGCTTAGGAGGTAGAACATGGCACAGAATCATTTAAAATTCGGTTCGTACACAGCACCGGAAGTGGACGAAGACGGATATCAGATATCAATGGCTACTACTTCCACTGAGAACTCTGGAAGAACAATGAGGGGAAATATGAAGAATTCCCCTCTCTTCACAGTAGAAGCCTATGAACTGAAATGGACAGACCTTCCGGCGAAGACCGGTGGAGAGATTTTGAAACAGGTACTTGGCAAAGCGGAGTTTGATTTCTTCCATTATAACGTTTACAAGGGAGTGTGGGAAACATCACCGTTCTATGCTGCAAATTTCAACGCACCTTGTATCAGTCTAGTAGTCGGAGAAGAAAAGTTGGATGAACTGAGCTTTCAGGTCACATCAGTTAATCCATTGTAGTTTATACCGGTCATCATTTAGAGATGATCGCTGACCTTATAAAGTTAGAGGTAGATTATGAAGAATGTAAGCAACGAATTCAAAAACATCATAAAGTCAGGCGGTCCGTTCTATGCTTACGCATCGATTACACTGAAAAACGGCGAGAAGTTAGTCTTTGATTCGGAGAATGATTTTTTTATCAGCGGAAATGGGTATACAGAAGATGGAGGTGACGGATTCCCTTTGGGATCCGCACTCTCCAAATCTATCACATTGGTTATTGACAACCTAGATGAGAGATATTCTAACTATGATTTCTATTACGCACAAATATCACTGCATACAGAAGCAGACGTAAGTAGCGGAACAGAAAGACTGTTAGAAGGAACATTCACAGTCCTTGAACCAACCGCTGTCGGTGATACGATTGAGCTTGTTGGATACGATGATATGCATAAAGCGGATATTGATTTCAGTTCAAAGCTATCTTATCCAACTACTGCCGGACAACTCTTAAGAGAAGTATGTAACACATGCGATATATCTCTTGGAAGTCCGACATTTAAGAATCAGGATTATTCTATCAAGAACGCACCGAAAAAGGTAACTTGCCGAGAGGTAATCGGATATATTGCACAGATTGCTGTCGGAAATGCGATTATCCAGAATGGAACACTTACGATTAAGAGCTATGATTTTTCACCAATAGCAAACATCACAAAAAAAGCAGATTTAAAAGAAGGGGCCGGATACTGCATATTAGAGAATTATCCAACGGATCCCGATATCGGAACGGACCCGGTTACAATCACTGGAATTGCGACCACAAAGAAGGAAAAAAACAAGAGTACAATACTGTTAAGAGGTACTGAGGACTATGCATTGGAAATCACGAATCCTCTTATTGAAGGGAACGAGGAGGAAGCTCTACAGCTGATCGGTGAAGTACTGATTGGTTCGCACATGCGGTCGTTTAGTGGAGAATTCTTCCCGGATCCTACGATTGAATTTATGGACCTTGTGTGCGTTGTGGATAGAAAAGAAAAAGTATATCCAACATTTGTCACATCCAATGAATTCAATTATCTTGGAAACAGTCAATTGTCATGCGGTATTAAAGACCCGGAGCGTCAGAAGAGTACATACTACAGCGAAGCTACAAAAATATATGAGCAAGTGAAAAAGGATGTACAAAATACCAAGACAGAGTTTGAAGAAGCTGTCGAGAACCTTAATAAGACACTTGAGAACGCATCTGGAATGTATGCTACAGAAGTTACTCAACTGGACGGAAGTACGATAACATATATCCATGATAAGCCAACAGTAGAAGAATCGAAGAATGTAATTAAAATCACATCTGAAGCCATTGGCATCTCGAATGATGGTGGCAAGACATATCCTTATGGACTATTCCTTACCGGTGATCTGATTACAAGGATCCTATACACTGTAGGAATCAATGCAGATTACATCAATTCAGGTTCGATTATTGTTAAAGATAAGAACGGAAATATCACTTTTTATGCTGATACAGAAACTGGAAGAGTAGTTATTAATGCAGAATCAGTTACTATAACCGGAAAGTCTGTTAGTGAAATAGCTGGCAAAAAAGCGGATGAAAAAGTTGATAACTTCGTGAACAATGTTTACAAGTCGGACCAGGAATCAGTACAGAAACAAATAGATGGAAAGATAGACACTTACTACTTCGACTATGCTCCAAGCAATTCCAACCTTCCTGCATCCGAATGGACTACGGCATCCGCGAGACAGAAGCACGTTGGTGACCTCTTTTTTTGGAAGAGCAAAGGTTTCACCTACCGTTACATGAAAGTTGATACATCTTTCCAGTGGGTAAGAGTTAAGGATGCGGACATCGAGTCTGCTATGCAAGAGGCAGCAAAAGCTCAAGATACCGCAGACGCAAAGAGAAGAGTGTTCACATCAACACCGACTCCACCTTATGATGTCGGAGATTTGTGGACGCAAGGAAGCACAGGTGACCTGATGCGGTGCCAGACCTCAAGACAAACCGGATATTACCGCTCATCAGACTGGGTGCTTGCTACAAAGTACACGGATGATACTATTGCAAATAAAGCTATTGCACAAATAGAAGTCCTTGATGGAAAGATAAAACTGAAAGTCACAGCGGACGATGTAGCGTCAATCATTGAGCAGAAAGCGGATTCTATCCGTTTAAAAGCGAGCAAGCTTAGTTGGGAATCAACCTATTCAAGCATGACAGGAAGTGGAATACTTACTTGTCAGAACGCAAATATCAACGGAATTGTTACAACAGTATCAGGAAATAGAAAAGCCGAGATGTCATCCGGTGCCACGAGGTATTATCTAGGAGACACAGAGCTAGGCAATATCGGTACAAACTACTTGCTAAGCGATGCGAACAAAAAGGGACTGGTATTCGACCTTGAGTACGATGGATGGTATATGTCATGGTCATATAAGAAAAATAGGAATGACAAATCTTATTTAATGAAGATGACTTATGCAAGTGCTGGCTTTGATAATTACACAGGAGATGCCGTGAATATGGGGTGTAACATCGATATGCATAATTGGACGCTAAAAAACCCGTCATTTGAGGGTGGTGGGATTACAAAAACAATCAATTATGTTCAGGTATTAGCTGTTAATTCAGATGGTACACTTCAGACGTGGGGATCAAATGGACGCATGGGATTTAAGAACGGGATCCTAATTGATTTAAATTATTACGAAAAGTAAGAGGTGCAAACATGGAGCAGGCGGAAGAAAAAATTGATATAGAGAAACGGAATATAGATGAATACATACTGGAAGAAGGAGTATCAACAGAAAAAACAGTGCAACCAAGCAAGAACGTAATAGAGCGAATAGAAAGTAGTGAAGAAACGGCACTAAAAATCATACTGGGAGAAGAATCATGAGCATGACAGAAGCCGCAAGGCAGATTAGGAAACTTATCGAACTGACAGCCAGTAACCTTACAGACGAACAGGCGGCATCATTGCCGTACTGTTTCCCTGCCTGGAAAGAAGGCATGGAAGTAAAAGAGGGCGAACGCTATGCAGTACGTGTATCCAATGCGGTTGCCACAGTGGCACTTGATAATGAAGAGCCACAGATTGAGGAAAGTCTTGTATTGTGCAAATGCATGAAAACACATACAACCGCACAAGAGAATTCACCCGAGAAATCAGAAGATTTGTGGGAAGTTCTGTAGAAAGGAGAAATCATGGCAGAAGAAAAAAAGGAAGAAAAGATCGCGTTACCTTTTAACTTTAGAGTCAACCAGTGTAGGAATTATCTTAGACTGGCTGTCAACACAGCAGCATCTCAGTACGGCTTGGACGGTGCTGTTATCAGCTTAATCATGGAGTCCTTACTGGGAGAGGAACACAGACAACAGGTGGCTTATATGGCAGAGCAGACGGGCGTCATTGTAGAAGAGATTCAGAAGAGAGATGAGGAGAATTAATCATGGGAATCAAATGGGCAGAATATACAGAAAAAACAGCACTGTACGAGAATGACAGGGTAACAAAGGCGCAGCTCCAGAAGAGAGTAGAAAAAGGCGTCATCTCAATTGATGAATATAACTACATTGTCGGAGAGGATGTGTTGTAATTGATAAGAGGGACAACACCGGTATTAGAGTTTACACTACCGTTTGAAACGGATTTGCTCGAAGAAGCGTATGTAACGATAGCGCAAAGGGGAACTGTTGTAATTGAGAAGAGCATTGATGAATGCACTCTTAAGCACAATATGTTAAGTGTCAGGTTGCCACAGGAAGAAACTTTGAAGCTAATCGCACAACGAAATTTGCGGGCTGAAATACAGTTACGAGTTCTTACGCGCGATGGTGAAGCACTTGCTTCGAACATTGAGACTGTTGATGTTGGGCGAATCCTAAAGGACGGTGTTATCTAATGCTGATAAACGTGAAGTTTAATGAACAGAAGAGAAAACTGAATATTGGTTTCGATGAAAATAAAAGTGGTCTTGCTATGAAGTTTCAGCATTACCAAAGAATTGTAGATCGTGGGGATGTCGAAATCTATAAAGGAGAGTATGATATTACACCGAAAACAATGGAGCAGAAACTAAAAACAGCCCAAAAATTTTTAGCAAACGATGTAACAGTGAAAGAAATACCATTCTTCGAAGTCGGGAATTCAGAGGGTGGAGATACAGTATATATCGGAAGTGAGGTATAAATAATGGCAGTAAGTAAAGTAGTATATGGTGGAAAAACATTAATTGATTTAACGGGTGATACAGTAACGAAAGACAAACTTCTCAAAGGTGCTACAGCGCATGGAAAAGATGGAGAAGTTGTCACAGGAGTGTGCACGTTCGATGTGGACTCCAATGACGCAACCGCAGCAGTTGCGGAGATCTTAAAAGGTAAAACAGCCTATGCAAGAGGGAAGAAGCTAGTTGGAACGATGCCGAATAATGGAGCAGTAAAAGGCGTAATCTCGAACAAAGATGACAGCTATGTAATTGCTCAAGGATATCATGACGGTAGCGGAACAGTCGGAATTTCGGAAACAGAGAAAGAAAAGCTCATTCCGTCAAATATCCGTGAAGGTATCAACATTCTCGGTGTCGATGGGCAGATGTCTGGTAGTGAAGGAATGAAACCACAATCCAAGACAATAACTCCAAGTAGCGCACAGCAGACGATTCTTCCGGACGAAGGTTATAATTGTCTCTCACAGGTGATTGTTGAGAAGATTCCTTATGTTGAGTCGGAAAACAGTGCAGGTGGGCTTACAGTAACAATCGGTTAGTTAGAGAGGAGCAAAATATGGACGTAAATAAAATCGAATACGATGGACGTGTATTACTGGATTTGACAGAGGACACAGTTACAGAAGACCAACTGTTAGAAGGTGCAACAGCTCACGATAAAACAGGAAAACAAATAGTTGGTGCGCTGATTAGCCTTGCAGAAGACACTGTGACGCCAGAAAATTTGTTGGCTGGTGCTACAGCTCATGATAGTAGTGGACAGCGAATTGTTGGAACGATGATACAGTCAAGCGGAATCGACACATCAGATGCTACGGCATTATCAGAGGACATTGTGTCAGGGAAGACAGCTTATGTAAATGGAGAAAAAGTTACTGGAAGTATGGTATCGCTTACGGGAAGCAAGCCTACAGTTGGTAAAGGACGAGTTAGTATAAGTAAATATAATGGAGATCTTTATATGACTCTTAACAACGTTTCTCTTGACAACGCATCAGCGTACCTAAAAAAGGGAGGCAGCATTAGAGTTTGTGGCGATGGTTCACTAGGTGCATTCTTTGGTGACGCAATGCCAGAAGATGTGCGAAAAGGGAAAAAATTCACATCTAAAGATGGTGTTGCTACCGGAACAATGGAAGTATCTGGTGGAGATTCTGGCGGCGGACAGGTAAAAACTGGAACAACATCATCTCCTACTATAAATACCGGCTTGTCTAAGATTGATAAGCTGATAATCTATGCTGATAAAATCACATCAGTAGGTGTTGTTACTGCTGTGTATTCCGCAGATGTAGAAAAAGCAAAGGTGACATTCTGTGGTGATTACAGCGTGTATTCAAAAGCTTGTGGAATCACAGATAGGTCTGGATTTAGCGTGTCTGGTGGTACATTCTCTTGGACAGAATCAGCGAAAGAATATAAATTCATGAATAATGCTACCTATAATTGGATTGCTATTGGAAGCTAAAACAAAATCAAAACTATAAGTATTTAAGGAGAATGGTGATGGAATATGTGGGAAGAGAAGAGCATACAGAATTTGCCAAACGTATTGAGGATGAGCAGCATAGACAGAATAGACGGATTGAGCTGTTAGAGGAATCTGTAAAACAGAATACAGCTCTTACGGTATCTGTTGAGAAGCTTGCGAATAATATGGAAAGTATGGCGAATGAACAGGCGAAACAAGGAGAGAGACTGGAAGCCTTAGAGGGCAGAGACGGAGAAATGTGGAGAACAGTAGTTAAATATGTTCTCTCAGCAGTCATCGGACTTGTGGTCGGAGTGGTAGCAGCACAGATTGGATTAAAATGATAAGG